TCTAATTAGTTGAGGGTTTTGACTTCTCAAAACTGCGTCGGGACCGAACGCTAATTCTTGAACATCATTAGGCAATGCCAACGGAGCCTGAACAGATTTCTCTGCTGCTTCAAGTGCAAGTAAAGAAAAACGTGCACGCGCTAATTGAACCCACACAACATCATCAAATTGTCCGCGTGGTTCTTCATCAATACTTGCACGACGTGCAACACGCACCATAATTTCACCAATAGGGTTAGGTGTGTATTTTAAAACAAGATTTTGTCTTTCAGGAAGATATAAAAGAATTTGGTCATCATCTTCATAACGAACCATTTCAAGTAACGAATACATATCAGTCATATCACGACCCATAGGTCCAATGATTTTATCTTCGTATTCAGGGAACTCTGCAACTAACTCAGCAATAGTTTTAACATATCTACGAGAATAAGAACTTAAACGACCAAAGCGGTCAAACTCAGGATATGCACCTAAAGGATTATCGACACGGATGCGGGGCTGATTATCTTTAACATCTAATTCTACGACGATTGGCAAAAAGCCATATGTAAGAAACCAATCAGCCCCTGTATACATCTGTGTCTGCAGGCGTGAAGATTGAACATAGAAGTTCGTAATCATGCTGCGTTTATCTGCCTGCGCTTTAGCACGGTCAGAATTTATGTTAACTGTTGCACAGTTAAAACTAGGAAGAGGAGCAAGCACTTCTGCTAAATCGCGTGCAGCAACATCAATGAAGTTAGCAATCATTGGTTGAGTCATGCCTTCAGGGAAGAAGTCAGGATAAACGTTAGCGATTTCGCCACGACGTACAGACAAAACATTTGCCATACGCACATCACGGTCTTGGTTACGACGCTTTAACGCCTCAACCTTATCCGCTATCTGTCGCACATCAAGTGCCATTCAAACTCCTATAAATATTGTTCACTGTGCTGGGTTGCAGCCAGTTCATCTAAATTCACAACACCACGTTGAGAAATGTTTTTCTTAGTTGCATAACGATTATATGAATGATTCTGCATATAACCTGATTGTTGAATTAATTCTTTAAAACGAATCTCTGCAAACCACAAAGCCATAACACAATCAGTCTTCTGAGACTTTTTAGCGTTAGGGTCCCAAGTAATTAACTGCTCAACAAGAGCCTTAACATGCTCATTGTTTTCAGTACTTGGAAGTTTAATAAGATTATCTTTTTGGAACCTGCCATCACGTTCAGTACCAAACAAAGGTGCCATAGATGCAACACCAAAAGATTCATCCCACTTATTCTTACCAGTGAAATGAGGTCTCAACTGAACACCTCGAGAACCAAGCCATTGGTTAAGTTCAGTATCTAAAGCATAAGATTTTTGATGAGCGTTAATTTCAATACGTAACTCATTAGGTTGATACTTGATAGTCCAGTCCTCAAACAGGTTTCGAATTTTTTGAGGATTAGGGTCAACCATATTACACACATCAAGTATCCAACGCTCATGTGTATTCCTATCAAAAGTAACACACACAGCAGCAGTGTTACCAGTCATAGCAGGGTCAACACCTATAACGGTGTAATAGTTACCACGCTCATACGGATGACCAGGGGCACCAAATTTTAAAGTACCAACCTTACGTCTACCATCAATAGAACCTTGAACAAGAGAAGGGCGAAAAATTGAATCTTCCTGAATATCTTGTTGCTGGTAAACCAAAGCCCAAGTAGACGGCGTAACTTCACCGCGACGCCTATACAGGGCTGGACCGTCCCACTTAGAATAAAAACCATCAGCATCAGGTTGCTTAGTACCAGACTTTTGGTCAGTCTTAGACCACAAAGTAACCCAGTCCTTAGTATCCTCAGCAAACTCCAAAACTGCTGGCATAGCAAAATAAGTAAACGGAGACCTACCATTAGACCAATGCTTAGGATTACGAATCTCACGATAAAGGTCATTAGCAGCAAAACGTGTACCCAACACCAGAAGCACACCCTCATCATCTAGACGAGTAATAACTTCCTTCTGAATCCACTCAAGTTGCTTCTCCCACTCATGGGCATTAGCACCAGTCACACAATCATCAAGAATAATCAAGTTAGCGCGGGCACCGTATACTTGCCCACCAATACCCAAAGCCTGAACAGTAGGGTCTTTCTCAGTAGAATTACGAGAAAGAGTAATCGCATTGGCTTTCCAAGAATCAGCATCCTCACGCCACCCACCAGGAGGAGCATAAGTAGCCTGCAACTTAGCCCACATAGGATGTGTCAAACGTTGCTTAATAGAATAAACAAACTCCTGAGCCTTAGTCAAGGTCTTAGAAATAACAATAATCCGAGTATCATCAGGATTCATACAAATCTTATACGTCGAATAATTCACAGTAATCGTAGTCGACTTAGCATGCTCAGGGGGCACATTAATTAACAAACGAGTCTTATCATCAGAAGGCTCATACGTCATAGACGGATGCAACCACCTAGGCACCCTACCCTCTAAAACATCAACCCAATTCTGTTGATGAGGGAACACCTGACTGTGTAAAAAATTTTTTGAAAAATCAGCAAAATCAAGGGCAAACTTATCGCCCTGCAAATCCCTAGTCGCACCCTCTTGCCTAGCATCTTCTAACGCAACAGCGAACTTAGGGTCCCTAGACAACCATTGACGCAAAGTAACCTCTTGGCGCCCCACAACACCAATAGCCTGCTTAACCCCCATGCCCTCCCTAACCAGAGAAAGCACCCTATCCTTAGCCACCTCAGTATCCTTAAACATAGGATTCTGGGCACCCGATTTATTGTTATGTTTAGCCATAAATATACACGTCCCCGCATTAATAAACACTAACCTGTAACAACTAAATACACACCAATGTAACAATAAAAAACTATACGGACGAGCCCCCTTAGAGGGGCTCGTACAGTAAACCAGGTTCGGGGTCTAAAAGACCCCTCACTATATACTAATCCGTCCAAAATACAAAAGCGGACAAGTATTTACCAAAATGTTATAAAACGTTACCAAAACGTTACCAAAATTGTACATATACCCCACTGTAACAAAAAAATACAAAAAGACTTTCATAGTGCTGTAAGTCGCAAGTTAAAAACCCTGGGGTTCGATGACTTCGTCATCTCCCCTTTATCAGGGTTTTTGAACTTGCTCCACATATCTGTAACGTTCGGCAGGGTCTTCGGGGGACGCCAGTCCTCCAGCCTGTTCGGCTGTCGGTTGGGCGTCCAACAATACTCACAACCTGAAGGTTGTTCGTCAAGCGTTGTACTTGAGTGCTCTTGTTTCTGACTCTCTCATTTACGCTCACTGTGTTCGCATTCGTTCGTCTTTGGAAGTTTAAGAACTTCCTCTTGGGCAAGTGTGCCAAGAGGGAAGTTCCCTTAGAAGCAGAAAGAGGATATATGGCATTCAGTGCTACAGCAGTTAAAGGTGCGATTTCTTTTCCAGCAGATAATCGTGTGGCTATTTCTATTAATGGCTCTACACAAAAGTGGTCTAGGAATGGTACTCCTTATACGCAAATGGGTTACGAGTATGTGACTTCTAACAATCCTGTGATTGTTGATGCTTTGCGTAAAGTGGTTGAGGATGGTTTGGCTGAACCTTTGAAGAACGCGAAGGGTGATGTGCGATATGTCGCGGATTTTGCGGAAATCGTGTTTGAGCCTGTTATGGAACGCGTTGCCAAAGGTTCTGATAAGAGTCCTCGTACTTTCCGTAATATCGTTGATTTTCAATTGGCGATAGAAGTCAGTGACCATATCTAACTAGGGCTAAGCCTACACGTCTCGCAGCAAACGCTCGCCGCGTGTAGGCTTAAGTCTTCCAGACTGGTATCACGAGTGATTACTTCGGTCCGCCGTTATACAGCGTAATTTTGTAAACAAAATTCCGCGTTATGTAAACGGCTCTAGTCGTACCCGCCAAGCCTAATCGGTATAGTCTACGCCAGTCAAATCGAACGATTACAACGATTTGATAACAAAAAGCGTTATCAAATTGTTTTAATCGTAAACGTGATTTGACAGGTCTAGACTAACCGATTGAACTTGGCTTTATAATTACCAAATCGGTAGTTATAAAGAAAAGGAGAAATACACATGTTACTCAACACAAACCAATCAGAATCTGAATTGTTGGGTGTCTTCAAGACCTCACGCGGTGTGCGAGTTGAAACTCGCGACACCGAAGGTGAGATTCTTGAAAGCGTATATATTGAAGAACCACAGTTTGAGTCCGAACCAGAGTCCATGCCTAGCATGGTTAACACTGGTTATGGACTCATTCCAATGCCTAAAAGTAATCAACTCAAAGGCAAACCTGTTGTTGATATTCTTGATGTTGCTTCAGGTTTAACGCGTGAATGGAACGACGATTCACGCGTAAAAGATTCTTGGAGTTTTATTACAGATAGATTCCATAACAGTGACCTCATGAATCTACATACTGGCTGGGACTTAGTACACGCTTACGCTACCAATCCCAGCATGAAAGTATGTGATTCTTGCAGATTGCAAGTTAATAAATACAAAGATTGCAGTTGGTGCAATCTAGGTAAGTAGTCCAACACAAACTAGCGGGGCTGGCTTCGGTCAGCCTTGCTAGTTTCTTATATTTTTTTTGCCGAGCGCAGTTTGCCCCACATGCGTGTGGGTCAAACTGCCAAGTGCTGCTGTTCTCCTAATCATAGTATTACCCAACACAAACTCCTGGCTAATGAAAGAAATCGGACAGTGACGAGTTCACCAGCCTTTTTTCCTACGGAAAGGCTGGTTCACACAGAAAGGATGTGCATGGCTACTAGATATGTTGATGGCTTGATTGCGTTTGCATATTTTGCGACAGTGTTTTTTGCTACAATGTATGTTAAGGGTCCGAAACTATTTAAAAGGAGAGGTAAATGAGTTTAGATAAAGAGTACATATTGTTGTCTACTATTCGTAGTAAGGTTGACCAGATGTCGGCGTTGATGGATGAGACTCCGTTGTGGTCTGCTGATTTGGATTGTGATTATGGTCCTGGTGATATTGATGCGTGTCTTGGTTTGGCTGGTTTGCAATTGGCTCGTGCATCAATGTTAATTGCTGCTCGTATTGATGAGATTATGACTATTAAGCAGGAAGAGTGGCGTGAGATTGGTCAAGCAGAAATGGATGCAGCACGATGACTCATGTTATTAATGTGCCTAAACCGTTTCCTATGGATACACCTGAGCAACAGGCTCAGGCTATGTTGAATTATTTTACGCACCGTTTTGCTAGTCAAGATGGTGATATTAGGTGTGTGGAATGTGATTGTAAAACTACACACAAGGCTTCTTTTTATCCGTGTGGTGAGGAACCACCTAGGATTTTGAGAACTATTGGTGATGACAACAAGATTATTTCTGAGGTGGAAGCATGAGTGAGACACTTGAGTTAAAAATATTACCGCACGAATTGAAGAACATTGCTTTCTATTTTACGTGCAATGTTGTTGATAATGTGCAGGCTAAGGCTGATTGGGATGGCGACAAGAAGTGGGGTAAAGAGGACGCTTCGGAGTTGCTTGCTGCTGCTATGGATATTGTTCGCGGTTTGAATGATGAACAGTGGGCGCATTTCAGGCAAGAATTGTTGGTCAGATACAAGGGATGTAAATGAGTACTTATAAAAGTGTTTACAATAAGAATGGGTTAGAAGTTTTTGTTAACCCATACGATTTCTGGGCTGACTATAAGGTTAGTTTGAATGGTCATCATGCTAAGAAGTTTTTTGGTGAGACTGCGTGGATGGATGTGACTAGGTTTGTTCATGACCAGGCTATGGAGTTTTATGATTTCAATCTTGATGATATTCACAATCAATTACATAGTGATTTGATTGATGCGTTGTTGAAACGTTTTACTATTGAGGAGAATGACAATGCCTAAAGAATTAACTGATGCGCAAAAGATTTCCAGATTGCGTAGTAATCTTGCAACTAGGGCTGCGCATACTATTAAAAACAAATACATTGATGAGTATCAAGAGGTGTATTACAGTTTATTAGATGAGTATGGTTTAGCACCTAGTACCAAGGTTAAACATATGCAAGTGTTGTGGAAGGAAAACAAGAAGTTGAAAGAGTTACTTAAAGAAAAAGGATATGAGTGGAATTATCCTAAACCTAAAGAACAAGAAGACGACAATGAGTAGACTCAATGTTGACATTGATACTGCACGTAAGAATCTGAACAGTCACGATTGGGTGGCTGTTGATATGTATGATTCTTTGTGCAAGAAATGTAATGGTTCAATTCTTAACGTGACTTTAGTGTTTACGTGTGATGAACTGAGTAATAAAGTTTCTAAATAACGATGTCCCTGACATTGACAAGTGAGCAGGAGTCTCTAAGTTATTTAGATTAGTTGACGATATCTAAGGCAATAACACACAACTATTTCCCCTGTGTGTTAGGGAAACCATACTAGCAATGTCGTCAACAAGCCCTGCCTGGTTAACGCTAGGCAGGGCTTTACCTACTAAGGAGGAACACAAGTGGCAAGTAAAGGAATAAATCTCAAGGTATCAAAAGTAAAACTTTTGACTGCTTTGAAAGAAAAGTTAAGTGAAGTACATACTAAACAAGTTGATTACTTACATCAAGTAAAGGTGTACGAACAGTTAAAGAAAGACCATGAAACACAGATTAAAAAGATTGCTATTAAAAATCTTGATTTAATTACTGATGTTTCTGAACGCGCACATTGGGGTGGCGACAATGTGTCTGTTTTTGAGTTGAGATTAGAACTACCTAATACTCAAGTGCCAGCAGCACCAGAAGAACCAATGCCTCCTTACAAAGGTGGTCGTGGTTACGGCAGAAACTATGTCAGCAATGACTACGATGATATTGTTGCTGATATAACTAATGCTATTCGTATGCTTGAGTTATCTGATGAAGAT